GTAATAATGGCTGCGGAAATTCCCTGTTTGGAAACGGTGGAAACAGCTGCTCCTGTATCCTTTGGATCATCTGTCTGATGTGTTGCTGTGGAAACATAGAATCCAGTAAACTCAAGGGGCTCTAATGGCAAACGTAGGAGTAACGTATGAATAACCTAAAACAGGTTAAGCGTTACTCCTACGGACCACTCTTCTAATTAATTATCGACTAAAAAGTCCTGAAGCTTATCTCTGGTCTCTTTCATTTTTTCGATTCCATTCCCGGTTATCTCATGATTGATTATCACAAGCAAACACTTGAGGATCATCTGGTTCGCATCCTCACACTGCTTCATTCGTCTGTTGTCTTTATCTAAAAGCTCGGTGTGTTTCTGTACCTCTGTTTTCATATCTTCGTTGGGTTTCCGAAGCTCTTTAATGATCTTCAAGATACCCCAGATTCCGCCTACGATCGTGCAGAACCACATAATCTGATCACTGGTGATCGTGAACCCCATCGGTGTCGTCCTCCTCAGTGCTGGTATTATTTTTTCCTTCAATAAACTGTGTAAATGCCTGATGCAGACCGGTGGACGCTAAGCCCATGACGGCTCCATACACGATGGATTCGACAGAGAATCCACTAACGACTCCGTTCAGTACGGCTCCGATCACTGCAAGGATGCATGGAATATCCGTATTGGGAATCTTGTTTAAAAAAGTCGCATGTTTGATGATATAACCTACCACCAGACAAGCGACTAATACTACGAGTACGAAATGTTCAGTTAATGTTGTAAAATCCATTTTGAATCCTCCTTATGATAAAATATGCTTTTCTTCGAGAATATCCTCAGCTCCTTCGAATTCCGGAAGAGTCTTGAGATATTCGTAAGCTTTTTCGATAGTTAAGTCATCGTATTCAGTTGTCTCATAAGTGACAATTTTCTGATAAGGCTGCTGAATTTCTCCCGCGAGCTGTTTATTCCTGATCTCTTCTGAAACCAAGGAAATCACAGCAACAGAGCAATGACTGTTTACTGTTGACTGAACGTATAAAATACGATGATATTCGGTAGTTACACCATCATCCTGGATTACCTTCTTTTTTAATGCCATTTTGATCCTCCTTTAGCTGAATGTGATTTTTATACTTGCCTTGATAGCGCAAGTATCATTATTTACAATGTTCTTAGTATCAGTGTCAGTAAAACCATTACTATCAATTCCCATGTTAGCTCTAACGTTTAATCCGTTACGCCCTCCTATAACCGCAGCTGTATACGATGCCGGTTTTATAGGTTTTGAAACAGTCGAGTTATATATATACTTTCCATTTTGTCGAATCGTGAGCCCGTTTACACTTGATATCGAAACTGGTTTGGTCATAATTGGTCGAGAAAACGGAATAAAAAATATGACTTCCTGTTTATCTGATGTAACATATCCTACGGTATAAATATCCATATTTATTACGTCGTCAGCACGGAAATATGGTCTAAATGTACCGCTAAAACGACCACCGTCGGGACGATCCAGAGCATATTCGCCGAATTTAATAGTAAAATCATATGGCGTTGCTATTCCGTTTTTAACAAATGCATAGCCATCATCAACTGCGAACCAGGGAAAATCAGCATTAACACCCGAATTACTTCCAACTACAAGCGGACAATCTGAATAAACATATTGAGAGCTACTGCTTAATGGGTATCCTATTCGTACTCGTTCGCCAAATTCAGCATTATTCCCGATTTGAATTCCATTTTTAGTCGGTTTCATCAAAATATTTCCAAACTTCAAGCTGCTCTCAATCTCTCCGGAATTGATATGGAATACCTTTCCTGTGATCCAGGCAGTTGCGTCGGAATCTGGTTTTATGGCGGTGTCGCTGGTGCCTTTGAACTGGATGGAATCGTTGGTGATTTTCAATTTGTTTTTGGAATTGGAATGACCAAGTAAAATATTGCCGCTTTCGAGAGTGATATATTTCTGATAAGTTCCAACTTCGGCACCGTCAACCATTGTGGCTGTTTTCCATTTAAACGCCCAATCGTTGTATGTTTTCACAAATTCAGAACTTATATCCACGTCTTTTTTCAGACCAGAGGCTAACGTGTAAGCATCTTCTGCCGTAGTTCGATATGCCAGTGACTGCTCAACACCATTCGTTGGCTTTGTGTCTTGTTTTGTAAAATTTGGATTCCATCCGCTGTAAATACCAGATATGGTGTAATTTCCATTCCAGTATAGCCATGGAAGATATGTCCAAACTTCACACACATTCGATGCAGTTGCTCGTACACTAACCAGAAGGTCTTTAGTGTTCTGTCGTGTAACGCTTGCTCCAAATGCCGCCGTCGTACTTGCTTTGTCCTGCCACCCATCTTTTATGATGATCTCGGCTTGAGAATTTTGGCTTTCTGTCCCGTTGTAACCGTTTCCGGTCTGAAGAGTAATAACGACAACTGAAGCATCGCCGGCGGACGTGAGTGTCCCAAGTCGAACCCATTGCGCTTTTTTGTTTGCCCCGCCAAAAGAATAGCTCTTTGTCGCAATCTTATTTAAAGCATTTACTGAAGAATTGGCATTATCTGCTGATTTCTGTGCCGTGTCGATTTTACCATCTACGTCTTCAAGCGCGGGCGTCCAGTCTGTTGGAACTGTTCCGAATTCACCTTCTACATTTCGAATCTTGAATTTAATCGGAGATTTTGCGTCTGTAGTAATGATACCCCAGCTCGATGAAGCGTCAAATATATCATATGAAACATCTGTTCTGGGCGTGTACGAGAACCATACTCTTTGCCATTTATTGGCTACCAACGAATGATCTGAAGATTTACGCAAGGACTGGTTATCATTGTCATTACCAGTCCCACTCGGCATTCCGTCGAAACCGTTATTTATATCAGCGTTCCAAATGCAGGCAACTTCAGGATTTACTTCCAGACTGATTATATATGTGTATCCTCGTGGAATGTAGATTTTCTTCACACCAGTATCGAAATAAATTCCTCGTCCCCATGAATTGGAACCAATCGGAGCCACACAAGTCCAGGTGTTTGATGTTTTATCATAAGAAAATGTTGATAATCCATTAAAGTTTTTGATCATCCCTACGGGAATTAAGTTTCTTCCGCCAACTTTCAGATTGTCAATTTTATTATTCGCACTATCAGCAGTATTTTTGGCAGCATTTGCCGTGGACGCAGCATTGGACGCGGTTGATTTTGCTGTGTTTGCTGTACTATTTGCAGTATTTGCTGTAGATACGGCATTACTTGCGTTGGCGTTTGCGTTATTAATTGCGTTTGCCAAGACAGGATTTGTTGTGGTCGTGTTTCCATTGCTGAATGTGATGTGTGATCTTGTCCAGATATATTTTCCGGACTCCCAGTTGGGCTGAGTATCGGACCATGAACCACCGGCCTGAGCAGTATTTGATGTTGATTTATACCACTGATCTTTGATGGTGGTAACGCTCACGCCCTGAGGACCAGTAGATCCAGGGTTTCCCTGTGGTCCTTGAGCACCTGTCTCTCCTTTAGGTCCAGTTGGTCCCTGAGGTCCAGTAGCTCCTTTGTCGCCTTTGGGTCCCTGAGCGCCCGTGTTTCCATATACAGCCAGTAATAACACTGTCGTCTGATTCGTGTTATTCGTATAGTTGATTACTTCTTTCTGCCATAAGTACTTATTCGTAGCGTCAAGAGTGGGCATCGTAGTCGATGTGATGTTTCCTGCACTGGGCGCTGTCTGAGATGTTGTCCTGGCATAGTAATAAGTTATCGACTTGATACCGTTACCGGCAGCACCCTGAGCTCCGGTATTTCCGGTTTCCCCTTTTTCACCCTTGATCAGCGACCAAGAATAGTCTGAGTAAGACGTGCTTTCAGTTCCTGTTGTTTTATTATACGCAAAACCAATATACTTCTTGCCGCTTGGATTATCGGACATACCAGAAGTAGGTGAATCAGCATATTTGACCCATGTATAATATGTTTTACCATCAGCGCCTTTCACTCCTTGGATGCCCTGTGGTCCCTGAGGTCCAGTAGCACCTTTCGGTCCCTGCGGTCCAGTTTCACCTTTGGGTCCGGCGGCACCTTGTGGACCACGAGCACCCTGAGCCCCGGTATTACCTGTTATACATACTCCGTTTTCAGAAGGCGTGAATTCAGTACGATCATCTCCGTAGGTTACGAAATTTCGTCTCCAAATATACTTGCCTTCTGTCCAT